ATGCCGCCCGGCAGCAGGGCAGAAAGCGAGGAACTTAACATGAAGCAGATTAAAGTAGAATGGTGCGAGAATTTTATAAAAGCAACTTTTAAAAAGCATGTTCCAGACGGTGGCGGAATATACACGGGTTGTTTTTGGGATATGGCTGAAAAATCGGGACTTTGGGAGCGTGGAACCTACGGGACGCCAATGAGCGAAGCCCTTGAAAAACTCACAAAGGTGGAAACCGTACACGATAGCGAGGGAAATTTTTTGTATAACGTTTTTAAATTAGCGTAAGCACCAAGAAGCAGATAAACCTTTTAGAATTTATCAAATAATCCACGGGGCGGCCAAAACGCCGCCCGGCAGCAGGGCAGGAAAGCGAGGAACTTAACATGAAGCAAAGAACGCTTTACCAGGTGCGAGTTACCCAGGAAATCCCGTTTTGCGATTATGACGAGGACGGGGAAGAAACCCAGGTAAGCAGCGGACGCATAGAAGAGTATGTGGCCGGGAGATTTTCAGCAGAGCATAACGCTAAACTCTTTGCGGAAGCATTGGAAAACAAGATTGCAGAGGGAAGCGGCTATGTAACAAATTGCTTTACGCCGAAAGTCTCAATTATAAAAATTATCCAAACGGAAGAGTTGGTGGACGAATAGAAAGGGGCGAGGGGCTTTAGTATGAGCAAGTGCATTGTGAAAATTTTAAGAGACGAAACGCCGGGCGGATTGGCGGAGAAAATCAACAAGGAATTAGAGAAAAATACACGGTCATGGGACACGGTAACGGGTATCAAATACCAGGTGGCAGTAATTCCGATTATGAGAGGAAAAGAAATAGCCGGGTTTAAAACGGAATATTCCGCACTTATACCAGGGTAATGAATTTAGGAAGCGAGGAACTTAACATGGAAAAAATACCGGAATGGATTTATGCACCAACAAACTTTTCCCCGGAACTGGAAAAGACATTTGCGGCAGTAGAAAAAGCCCTGGGCTTTAAACTGTTTATTTGGCAGAAAACATTTATTGCCAACACAACATATAGACGGAGCGGAAGAACCACGGCGGAAATATTACGGGACTTATTGAATGTATCAAAACCGCCCTTAGATTACACCAAACCAGTAGCGGACCACATGGAGCGGTTTTATAGAGAAGAGACACGGGAAATAAAGGCGAAACTGGACGCCGCCGGAATACCAACAAGGACCGTTTTCTTTTCCAGGCAGGAGAAAGAGAAATATTACAGTGAAGCGGAAACCGGGAAGCAGGAGAAAAATACAATACCGGAATTTACGCCGGAATATGGAAAGAGGATATGGATATGAAAACCACGGCCGAAATGACACTGGGAAGTCTTTTTGACGGAATAGCCGGGTTCCCATTGGCGGCCAGTCGGCAGGGTATCAAAACGGTATGGGTAAGCGAGATAGAGCCGAATTGTATAGACATAGCAAAGCGGCACTTCCCGGAAGCCATACAACTGGGAGACATTACGCAGATAGACGGGGCGAAAATCCCCGTTGTGGATATTATCAGTTTTGGAAGCCCTTGCCAGGATTTGAGCGTTGCCGGAAAACAGACGGGGCTTGACGGTTCCCGTTCCGGCTTATTCATGGAAGCCGTGAGAATAACCAGGGAAATGAGGGAAAAGACAAATGGACAATATCCAAAATATATCATTTGGGAAAATGTGGCCGGGGCTTTTTCAAGCAATAAAGGCGAGGACTTCCGCCGGGTCCTGGAAGAAATCACACAGAGCAACATTTCAATGCCTAAAAGTGGGAAATGGGCAACCGCCGGAATGGTTGGAAATGAGGGACCAGGGGGGGACGTTCAGTGTACCGCATGGCGATTGCTTGACGCTCAATTTTGGGGAGTGCCCCAACGTAGAAAACGTATCTACCTTGTCAATGATTTTGGAAATGGACGTGCCGGACAAATACTTTTTGAGTGCGAAAGCATGTTGGGGTATCATTCGCAGGGCGGAGCAGAGGAACAAGGAAATTCCGGTAATTCTGAAAATAGCCTTACTGGAACGGATTGCAGAGGAATGGCAGAGGACGCAGACGGACAAATGAAATTAGATTTTGGCCGCACCGCCGACAGAATTTACATAAATGCCAAAACAAGTGTAACGCTCATGGGAAACGCCGGGGGCGGCGGTGGGAAAACGGGCTTATATTTACTTCCTACTTACACAATTATAGGAAACATTATTGGCAGGAGTGAAAAGGCCGGCGGAAACGGAAAAGGGATTGATGATACGGGAATATGCCCAACCTTAACCACATCAGACAGGCACGTTGTAGCATATAACGCAAGCGGCTATGGAGAGTTTAAAGAGGGCGTGGGCACGTTGAAAAAGAGCCGAGGGGCGGCAGGGGGCGGAAGTGAAACCCTTGCCGTGATAATGGAGCGGATTGCCGCAGCGGTTAAATACCGGGTCCGCCGCCTTACGCCGCTTGAATATGAACGCCTGGACGGGTTCCCGGACGAATGGACAAGGTACGGGGCAAGCGGCAAAGAAATGTCCGACAATGCCCGTTACATGGCACTGGGCAATAGTATAGCGGTTCCATGTGCGGAGCGTGTTTTTATCGGCATAAAGAAAGCGGAAAGCGAGGAAAACAGAGCATGACAAATTTAGAAGTATTTTTATTGATTGTAATTTTGTTGATAGTCATAGGCGGCGGAGTAATTTTATACCTGGCACTGGCCGGGTTAGCCATTATCTATTCAATGGGTGCAAATGAAAACCCCAAAGGCCGCCGTATTTTCTTTGGTGTCCTGGGCGTGGTTATGATAATTGCCTTTGTGTGTGCTTCCATTTATTTTCACAAGTACGGGTGGCCGTTATGAAGTTACGGGAATTTCTGACCGTATTTGAACAATCGGACAGATTACGGATTGTAAAGAATGAAAAGGACGTTTATACGGGGTTCCTGGCTCTCATGGCACACGCCGGGAACATGGAAGCACTTATGGACGCAGAGGTTAAGCGGTTCAGACCTACGCCGGAAATAAGACATAAGGAATGGCAAAAACGTGGGCTTATGGCACCGTTGCAACCGCAGGAAACGCCGGAATATTCCTTTTCAGATTTGCAGATGAGCCTATATAACACCATTTATTTATAGGAGAACGAGACATGGCAGAAATGACAATAACGGTAAAATTTGAAGATTTACCGGAATTTAAGGCCAGGCTTGCCAGGATAAAGAAAATTATGCGGCGGCGTGCCTGGGTAAACGGTCATAGGACCGGGAAAGCGAGGAAAAGAACATGGAAAAGAGTGCGACACCATTAAACGGAATTGTGGAGCCGGATTTTTTGGAATACCTGGACAAGACATTTAAGCGGTGGCAGCAGTTAGCCGCCCAGGGCGTGACACTGGGCAGCCGTGAGATTGCAAAATTGACAGATACCGTATACGGGGCGAAACTTAACGCCCGTTATGGATTTGAAGCAGTCGCACGCCGGGAACCGGACGAAGAGGGCCAGGACCGTTTTACCCTTATGATTTACAAAAACCGTGAAGCGGTGGAAAATGACCCACCACTTTATCATTTCACAACACCAATTCACAGATAAGAAAGCGAGGAATTTAACATGGGATTTATGGACGGACTTACAAGTGACGGTACCGTGGACATGAAGCACACGGAATATTACAACCTTATGAAAGAAGCGGCAAAAGCGGAATTGTTGAGCAATGCGGTAAAAGCGGAAGTGCCGGGCTTTTATATCCAGGCAATGATTACCGGAGAAAAGCCGGAATTTCTTAACGAACTGAAAGCAGAGGAAGAGGACATGGGTTTTCATGCAGAATATGAGCAGATTACCGGGGCGGTTGTTGCCGTATTTGAAGCATGGACGGAAGAAAACGGCGTGGAGAGTGCCGCCGCTTCCCTGCACCGCCTTATTGACACCCTGGAATTAAACCGCATTGACGAATTAAGGACGATTAAGGGAAACCAAGAAGAATACAGAAAGAAGTTTGAAGCAGCATTTGAAGAAATGGGAAACACCATGGAAGCCATGGCAAAAATGCCGCCAATTAACGTATGTATAGATTTTAGGAGTAAGAAAGGCCATGTGGCAGCAGGAGAACCGGAAGAGGGCAACCACCAGGGCCGTGATTGTTGGAGTTGCCGGACGTGCGGAAATACAAAGCCCGTAAGAATGGACATGGATAAATGCCGGGAGTGCGAGGACGGGAGCCAATACACGGAAGCGGACACACAGGACGAGAAAAGCCACGAAATGGAGAGTGAAGAGGAAAGCGAGGAACCGGACAATGGCAATGAATGAGTTAAGAAAAGAAGTGGAAGCCGCCGCAATGGCGGAATTAAACCGGGCAAATGCAAAGTTTCCCTTATTCAATAGCACACATGAGGGCTATGCCGTCATTTTAGAGGAAGCAGAGGAAGCCCAGGAAGCAATGGAAAATGTAAAAACTTCCCTGGCCGTCCTTTGGGACCGGGTAAAAGGCATAGAAGTGGCGTGCTTCCTGGACAAAGATACCACACCAACGGCAATTTTCCACCAGGCCATTGACGCCGCTTGCGAAATGGTGCAGACGGCAGCCATGCTTTTAAAGTATGAAATGAGCCTAGGGGCAAAGGCAGGAGAGAAAGGAGAAAACACACATGGCGATTTATGCGGTTGATTTTGACGGCACACTGGCAGTTACCAGGTTTCCGGAAATCGTGGAGCCGAAACGAAAGGTAGTAGCGGCGGTTAAAATGCTCAAAGCAAACGGCCACAAGGTCATTCTTTGGACAAGCAGGGCAGGGCGTGACCTGGAAGCGGCAGTGGAATGGTGCCACAGCCAGGGCTTAGAGTTTGACGCCGTGAATGAGCCTTTGCCGGAGCAGGTGGCAAGGTGGGGGAATGACACAAGAAAGGTTTATGCGGATTTTTACATAGATGATAAGGCCATGAGCGTAAGCGAGTTGGAAGCCATTATGGACAAAGTGGTGGACATTGTGGGCGAGTATGTAAACCAGTAGCAGGAAAGCGAGGAACTTAATATGGCAGTACAAGCGGAACGGTTAAAAATATCAATTACGGAAGAAAATAGAGCAATTAGAGCCTTGCAGGAAGCGGCATACATAGAGGGGTACATGGCCGCAGAGTTGAGGGAACGGGAAAAGAGACAGAAAGCGAGAGAACGCCAAAAAAGAAAGAGGTATTTCCTTACCCAAAAACTCTACGGTGTGGCAATGCTTATTCTTACGGCGGTTTCAGTAAAGCTATTAGAGGGGGATATAACAGTTGCGTTTATTCTGGTTCCAATGGGAATAGTGCTAATTACTTCCAAGGAAATGCTGATTGTAAATAAATACTTTTGGGAAAGCGAGGGCGTGTAATCCATGGGCAGACCTTTAATTTTTGTAAATACAGATAATTTTCCGAGATTTTGTGACAACCGTTGCCTTAATACGAATTGTAGCAAGCACCTTTCAAGACTGGCAGGACATTCCGGCGGTGCAAAGATAAGCAAATTAAGAGGAACGCCGGATTGCGAGGGCTACATATCAAAATGGAAAAAATCACATGAGGAAATCCAGGCGATACAAAAGGAAATGAGAGAAGCAGGGATTAAATAAGGGCAAAGCGAAACCCGGTTGCAAGGTGGGGAACCAAAACAACCGGGTTGGAACTTAACACCCATATTATAACACAAGATATAGAGGAAATAAAGCGGTTTTTTCTATATATAGGAAGAAAGGCGGCAATCATGGCGATACGGATTATTTTAGCGGCAGCAGGAGCCGCAATATTGATTTTGGCAGCCACGGGCATTTTTACTTATGCGGTAGTAGCGAAAGCCTGGAACGAATTATTTGACTGATTTTTTAGATAGAGCGGCACCGCTTCCCCGTCCTTGTAATGGGTATTAACAAACCGGACACCCTATTGAAATTATTTATATAGGGCATAAGGGACCCAGGCAGAGGGAAAGGGGAGAGGGGTTTTACATAAAGGTGGGGAACTATGAAAAAAAAACTCTATGACAACTACGATTATGAGGAAGCATACCAAAAGCAAATAGCGAACCTGGAAGAATGGGAAATGGAAAAGTTGATGAAAGACGGAAAGGTGGAGTGCCTTTATAGGACAACCACAACCAAGTCCGAGAACATCAAAAGCGGCACCATTCTGTTAGAAGCCCAGGTGTACCCGTCCTTTAAGGACAAAAAGGACGTGCCAGTGACAAAGCAGAAAAGGGAAACCAGACCGTCACAGAAGAACCTAAACGACAAGAACGCCCGGCGTTATCTCATACGCCTGGCAAATATCAATTTTGGGAAAGGGGATATTTGGGCCACGTTTGGGTGGAATGATGATTGTTTGCCGGATAGTGAAGAGAGAGCCAGGAAAGATATACAGAATTTTATCAAGCGGATAAACCGCCGCAGGAAAAAGGCCGGGCTTGAAAATGCAAAGTATATTTATATCCTGGCAATGGACGGCTACAAAAGGCCACACTTCCACATTCTGTTATCCGGGGACGGGGTGGACCGGGACGAGTTAGAAGAATTATGGGGAAAATGTGACAGACCGAACACACGCCGGATAAAACCGGATGACGATTTTTTAATAACTGGCCTTGCCACATACATAACGCAGAACCCACACGGGACAAAGCGGTGGTGCCCGTCTAAGAATTTACAGAAGCCGCCGGAACCAAGCCGCAGTTATTCAAAATTCAGAAAAGCCGGGGTTGAGAGAATGGCAAAGGATTTTGAAGAGTTAAAGGCACAAATGGAAAAGGCTTACCCAGGTTATAAATTCCTGGACGCAGAGGTTAAGTACAACGGCTACAATGCGGCGTTTTATATTTACGCCCGTATGGTAAAAGCAGGAGCGAAAGGAGCGAGACAAAGGAAATGAAAACAGTAGCAATTATTAACTTAAAGGGCGGAGTTGCCAAGACCACAACCGCCGTGTCCCTTGCGGAATTACTGGCAGAGGGGGACAAGAGAAGAAAACGGCCTGGCAGCAGGGTATTGTTATTTGACAATGACAAGCAGGGCAACACTTCCCGGATTTTCGGAGCGTATGAGAGGGAGCAGGAAGCCGGGGCGTGCCGGATTATTAAGACCGGACGAATTGCCGGGAATATCAGAGACACCGAAGTGGAGAACATGGACATTGTGACGTGTAATTATTTCATGGAGTTGGCAGAACTTGCCATAAAGGCAGACCAGGAACACGCACAGCATGACCGTTATAAAACCGCCCTGGGGGAAGTGTCCGGACAATATGATTTTTGCATTATCGACAATCCGCCGGATTTGGGCATGAATGTAATAAACGCAATGGTGGCGGCAGATGAAATAATAATACCCGTGTGCCTTGACGCCTATTCACTGGACGGCCTGGAAGAGTTGGTGGAGCAAATAAACCAGATAAGGGCACTCAATCCCAAAACCAGGCTTGCCGGGGTCCTCATAACAGACTATGAGAAATCAGACACAAGCGAAGCGGCGGAAAATTGGATAAGGGCAAAGAGCGGTTGCCCGGTATTCTCTCAAAAAATCAGACATTCCAAGAAAGCAAAGGACGCCACATTTTACCGTTTAACGCCGTTGCATTATAGCATACGCAGCGGAGCCGCCCAGGATTATAAAGCCTTTGCGGCGGAATATGTGCAGAAATTTGGCGGACCGGCAGCAGGGGAAAGGAGTTAAGGGCATGGCATTTAATATTTTGGACATTATGAACGCCGCCACCAAGGCGGAAGCAGGACAGAACAGGGATTACCAGGACATTGTGGTAAATTACCGGGATATTGTGGTTACAAAACATAACAAGTATAGCATGGACGAGTTGCAGGAGATAGCAACGGGCATAGAAATGGACGGGTTGCAGCAGCCCCTTGTATTAGGCCGTGTAAACGGGGAATATTGGTTGGTTTCCGGCCACCGCCGCCTGGGCGGTATTAAAATCCTGGTGGCAGAGGGAAAGGCCGGGTTTGAGAATGTGAAATGCCGCTATAAGGACATGACGGAAATAGAATTTAGAATTGCCCTTTTGGTGGGTAACACATTCAACCGGAAAATGACGGATTACGACCTTATGACCCAGGCCGCAGAGTGGAAAGAGGTATTGACCCAGGCAAGGAAAGAGGGGCTTTTAATCCTGGAAGCCGGGGAGCGGGTCCGGGATTATGTGGCCGCCGTCATGGGGGAAAAAGTGCCGAAGATACGGACCCTTAACACCATTCACGACAACGCCACGCCGGAAGTCAAAGAGCAGTTTAAAAACGGCAACCTGGGGATTACGGCGGCCATGGAAGCGGCAAAAGCGGACGAGGGCACACAAAAGGAGATTGCCCAGGCGGCAGAGGACAAGGGCGGAATGGGAGCCGAGGAAATAAAAGCCATGGCAGAGGAAAAGAAGCACCGAAAGACAAAGGAAGAGGAAACCAGGGAAGCCAGTGTGTCAGATACCGACACAACCGAGGAAGAAAAGGAAAACGCCAGGAAGTTGCACGCCGTAAAGATGATTGAAAAATATTATACCTGGTTAAATGACGAGGAAGTGGGCATTTTGGAACGTATGTTGGAAGATTGCAAGCGGCGTAAACGGGAATACGCCATTGAAGAGGGTTAAGGGGGTTTATACATGAAATTGCAGAACATGAAGAGAGGGGAAACCACGGAACAAATAACGCTTTTTAACTGGGCAGAGAATAACAAGCATATTTTACCGTGCCTTTCCCTCATGTATCACATTCCAAACGAGGGAAAGAGGACAAACGGGGCAGTATTAAAGGCCATGGGTTTAAAGAGCGGTGTGCCGGACGTATGCTTGCCAGTGCCAAGCCACAATTTCAATGGCCTTTACCTGGAAATGAAATACGGGCAGAATAAGCCCACGAAAGACCAGGAAGCCTTTATGGCGGCCTTGCGGCAGCAGGGCTATAAAACGGCGGTGTGCTATGGAGCGGACGAAGCAAAGGCGGAAATCATGGATTATTTGCAGGACCCGGACAAAATGCCGCTTTCCAAGTGTTTAAATGCCCCATGGATTAACGGACGTTGTGACGGTGTGCCAGTGGTGGGGCGTATGTTCAGCCGTGAGCCTTGCCGGAATTGCGAGAAACACGCACCGACAAAGGCGGAAGCTACATTGGAAGCCAACATGGCAGCAGTTGACGGCACATTTAAAAGGCCGATTATAACGGCTATCGTAAATCTTTCCACCGGGAAGCCGTTAAAAGGGCTTTCCCTGGGGGAAACCTTAGAAACCATAAACCAAAACCTAGCCCTTTTGGTAAAGGGGCAGCAGTTGACGGTCAAACAATCGGCGGCGGTGCTTACCGTTGCCATGGAAGCCTATAAACGGGCGGAAAAGAAAGGAGATTAAGCCATGACAAAAAAACGGACAGACGGCGGTCATAAGATACCGGAAGAGGATTTAAGGGAAATGGAGCAGGAAGAGGACCGGGAAATGCCGGACGGAGTGGAGAGCCAAACGGGATATTGCCGTTTTTGCGGCCAAGCCGGAATGGTTCATACATTGACCGGGTGGAGCCAGGAAGATGTGGACGAAGCCGTGACGTGCAAGTGTGAGTGTGACGCCGCCAAGAAGTACGCAGAAAGTAAAGAGCGGGTCCAAAAAGCAAAGAGCCGCATAACGGAACTTTTCGGAAGCACCGCAGAAAGACCCATAGACCAGGATGTAGTTACGGTCATGCTTAACGTGGTGGACGCCATAGAAGCAAAACACATGAAAGGAATAACCATTGACGTAGGCCAGGGTGTAAAAGCAAAGGTTTCCAAAATGGCGAAAGAAAGCATAAAGGTGGAGAGGTCAGAGACTTCCAAGAAAATCTATGAAGAGTAACGGGGGTGCAGAGGATTGGTAAAACTGGACGCCGATATTAAAACGATAGCCCGTAGTATCATACAAGGCAACGAGAAGAGAAAAAAGAGAATAAAGAACGGCCAGGCAAGTGCCTTTGATTTGCAGGCCGCCCAGGTTGTAGAAAATGCCTTGCGTGGTACGTGTGGGAATATTGAAAGCGTCCGGGTACGGCGGCAAATGCAGGAGAAGATTTATAAGAGCATTGTTTATAATATGCCTTATGAGTACATAGCAGACGCCTTGTGTGGCCGCCGCCAATTCTATGAATACCGCCAGGAATTTATTAAACGGGTAGCGTCCGCCATGGATATGCTACCGGAGCAGAAAGGGCAGGAACATGGGAATTGATTTAAGCAGATTTAAAGTAGTGCATGGGGACAAAGTATTTAATGCAATAGCACTTATGGAAGTGCATATGCCGGAGAATGTGGAGTGGGATAAAAGGGACATGGTTTTGAAACCGAAGTTTATTGATATACTGGCAATCAATGAGGACGGTAATATTATTTCAATCCATGATGAAGCGTGGACGTTTCAGTTTATCCCCATTGTGGGGAAATAACCAGGCGGCAGCAGGACACAAAGCAAGTGGGTCAGAATGTCAGAGTGTTTTATATTAACATAGGCTTGTGGGTAGGGTTTACCCATGAGCCTATCAGCATGAGGGAAAGGACGGTGGCAGCAGATGAAAGAATATGCAAAGGACTTCTACAAGTCAGCAGCATGGAAGAGAGCCAGGCAGACAGTTATTAAACGGGCCAATGGATTGTGTGAGCGGTGCAGAGCCGCCGGGCTTTATCGTCCCGGTGTGATTGTCCACCACAAGGATTACATTACGCCGGAGAATATCCACAACCCAGGCGTGACCCTTGACGTGGACAACCTGGAATATCTTTGTGAGGATTGCCATAACAAAGAGCATAAGGCAAAGCCTAACAATCGTTATCGGTTTGACAGTGACGGAAAATTATTACCGCCAAAAGAAGAAAAGCGGCAGACCACTCCCCCCGGTGGGTTGATTTTGGACACCCCCATAAGAACCGAGGGAGATACTTCAAAAAAACTCCGCAGGGTCGCACGCATATGAGGGGGGTCAAAATATGGCAGAAGAAACAAAAAGTAACGAGAAGAAAGCGAAAAGCAAGGACCATAGGCGAGATTTTGGACGAAATCAAAGGCCGGGAAGAACTGGAAGCCGCCGCAAGGGCAGCGGGAGCCGCAGACCCGGACGAGGGAGACGGAGCAGGAGAGGGCAGCGGAGAGCCGCAGGACCAGGAGAGAGCAAAGAGGGGCAAGACCTTAAAGGACGGGAAAAAGGCGTTTTTTAAGGGCAAGGCACTGGCAGGGATTAAGAACACCCTTACAACGGCCACGGGCGTAGTAATGCCGAAGCACACAAGCCCGGACATTTCCCCAACGTTCAACAATGTATCTTCCCTCATTGACAGAGTAAAGACTGTTCCCCTGGTAGGTGGAGAAAGTTATCAGCGTCCCTTTGTGAAGTCCTACGGGGACGGAGCCGGAAGCACCGCAGAAAACGCAGATTACAACACGTCCGAACCGGAATTTGGTTATTCCGACATTGTACGTGAGAAAATCACGGCATACGCAGAGGAACCGGAAGAAATGCAGAAATTGACAGACGCCGATTATGACGGCGTGGTGGAAGAGAGCGTGACCCGTGCAATTAAGCGTTACGCTTCCCGTCAGATTTTGGTAGGACCCGGCGGAACCGGAAAATTCCGTGGTATTTTCTTCAATCCGGCAAAGGCGGCGGACGATATTATTGACCGCAACACGGACATTACAACGATTACCGCCATTGCAGACGATACACTGGACGAGATTATTTACTCTTTCGGTGGGGACGAAGATGTGGAAGACATTGCCGTGTTAATCCTCAACAAGAAAGACCTTAAAAAGTTTGCAAAGTTGAGGGATAAGCAGGGGCGTAAAGTCTACACCATTGTGAACCACGGCAACACGGGAACCATTGACGAGGTGCCTTATATCATCAATTCCGCTTGCGGAGAAGTTGGCGGCACCGCAGGAGCCTATTGCATGGCATACGGCCCGTTGAGCAATTACGAGGTTGCAATCTTTTCCGACATTGACGCACAGAAATCCACAGAATACAAATTCAAGCAGGGACAGATTGCCTATAAGGCTTGCGTATTCATGGGCGGCAACGTGGTGGCGAAAAACGGCTTTATCCGTGTGAAGAACGCACAGGCGTAAGGACGGCATGAGAAAGGCGGCGGACAATGAATAAAACTGAACTGATAGCGAAAGCAAAGTTGAGGTTGCGTAAAATGTCCGCCGATACCCTGGACGAAGATGTGGAGCAGCTTATAAATGTTGCACTGGCAGACCTTAAACGTATCGGCGTACATTCTTCCTACCTGGACCCGAAAAACATCACAGACCCGTTGATTATTGAAGCCGCCCTGGTGTATGCAAAGGCCAATTTTGGAAACCCGGAGAACCACGGCGAGTTAATGGCGGCGTATGACATGATTTGTACGAAAATCAAAGGGGGCGGCTACCATAGAAGCAATAGTGACACTGTTAGTTAAAAAAAATCAAACGGAATACCTGGAAAAAGAGGTATTTGCAGAAATCAACCCGGTAGGCCGTGACGAGTTTACGGCAGCCAGGCAAAAAGGTTATAAAGCGTCCATGATGATTGAAGTATGGGGATTTGAGTATGAGGGTCAGACGGAAATTATGGTGGACGGCAGGAAAATGGCAATCTACCGGACGTATGGACCGAAGAACACCGGAAAGGTTGAACTTTATGCCGGGGAAAGGATAGGCAAAAGTTGAGAACGGACATTGACGGGTTAGACGAAGCCATAAAGAACGAACTGGAAAATTGGAGCAATGGGGAATTAAGACGTGCGGTAAATGAAAGCCTGGAAGAAACGGCAGCCGCAGCCGCCGAAAGTTTGAGACGGGGCGGCCCTTACCGGGAAAGAACGGGAAAATATACCAAGGACTGGACGCACGACCAAAGGGGCAGCAGGACAAGCGTTATTACCGGATTAAATGGGTACAGTGTCTACAACAAAAAACACTATCAGTTGACCCATTTACTGGAAAAAGGGCACCAGTTACGCAAGGGCGGCAGGAAAGTAGGAAATGTAAAGGCGTTTGAACACATTGCACCAGTAAACGAAACCCTGGGAGATTTGGCCGTTTCAAAAATCCGTCAGAAAGTGAGGGGATAACATGACCGTAAATGTAAGCATTTTGGTGGATAGGGCAAAAGAATTTTCAAAAAAATACGGCGTGCCAATAACTAAAAACCAGTTTGAGGGAACGCTTGATGACCCGGTGCCGGAACTTCCATACATGGTTTGGCTATCTTCACATGAGACGGGAAGAGGGGCGGACGGGTTTAACAACCTAAAAGCACAGGACGTTGACTTTGAACTTTATACACAGCAGGACAACCAGGAACGTGAGGACCTGGCAAAAGCATTTGAAGCGGAAGTGTTGCCGGACGTGGAATATGACGTATTGGTGGCACCTATCCCGGACGAGGAATGTTTCCAAACGGCGTATGAAGTCCGGGGATTATTGACAAAAACGAAAGGAGTAAACAGAGCATGAACAAAGAAAGCATTGTTTTGGGTTCCGGCGATTTATATTGTACCGAGTTTATGGGAACAAATGCGGAGTTGCCGAGCAACGAAGTATTGGAAACCGAGGAAAACCGCCTGGGCCATATCAAAGGCGGTGCAGAAATCGAGTATGCACCCTCTTTCTACGAAGCCAAGGACGATATGGGCAAAGTTTCCAAAGTTATCCTTACGGAAGAGGAAGCAACATTTAAATCCGGCATTATGACATGGTGCGGAGAGACATTGAAAAAGTTGTGTCAGACCGCAAGAGTGACCGAGGACCCGACAAAGAAAATCCGCACTGTAAAAATTGGCGGTGTGGGAAATGCGGACGGAAAACGTTATGTTATTCACTTTGTCCATAAGGATAATGTGGACGGAGATATAAGAGTAACCATTGTAGGAAACAACCAGGCCGGATTTACGATTGCCTTTGCAAAAGACAGCGAAACGGTCATTGACGCAGAGTTTAAAGCCCAGCCCATGGACAAAGAGGGCACATTGATTACCTATTGATGTGAACGAAAGCATTAGGGGCGCAAACGCCATGATGAAACAATTCGGCATATCATCAGAGGAAGCATACAACCTTTTAGCCCAGGGGGCACAAAAAGGATTGAACCAAAACGGAGATTTGGCGGACCAGTTGGCGGAATATTCTGTTTACTATGCAGACATGGGATTGTCAGCAGAGGAAGCATTTAACATGATAGCCAACGGAGCCAAAAACGGCACTTTCCAGATAGACTATTTAAATGACGCCGTGAAAGAGTTTGGTATCAGAGCAAAAGACGGAACATCAGACGAAGCATTTAAACAGTTGGGCCTTGACGTGGACGATTTAAAAACAAAGTTTGCACAAGGCGGAGAGGGGGCAAAAGAAGCATTTAAAACCGTAAATGAAGCCCTTTTCTCATGTGATGACGAAGTACAAAGAAACCTTTTGGGCGTGGCAATGTACGGAACCAAGTGGGAAGATTTGGGAGAGGACGCCATACGTGCCTTAGTGGACACGCAAGGGGAAATATCGGCAACCAATGACGCACTGGGAACGATAAATGAGAATAAATACAATGACCTGGGAAATCAGATTGAAGAGTTAGGCAGAAACCTTAAAACGGACCTTGTAAAGCCGATAGGCGAAGAACTAAAGCCCGTAATAAGTGACGTAATCAAAGAGGTAAAAGGAAAGATACCGGAAGTCAAAACACTTGTGCTTGCAGTAGTGAGCAAGGTAAAAGATTTTATTTCTTTTATGTCGAGGAACGGGACACAAATTATTTCTATTATTGCCGGGATTGCCGCCGGAATGTTGGCGTGGAATGTGGTAACTATGATACAAGGGCTAGTGGCGGCAATAAAAGTATGGAAAGCAACAACCGAGGGCGTAACCATAGCACAGAAAATTTTAAATACAGTAATGGCCGCCAATCCGATAGGCATTGTCATAACGGTGGTAGCCGCACTGGTGGCCGCATTAGTGACGCTTTTTGCAACCAACGAAGATTTTAGAAACAAAGTAATAGCGGTATGGGAAGCAGTAAAAGAAGCGGCGTCAAAAGTTTTCGGTGCAATAGCGGACTTTTTTACCGTTACGATACCAAACGCCTTTAACGGTTTTATAAATTTCATAAAAAGCAACTGGCAGGCCCTTTTATTATTGATTGTAAACCCGTTTGCCGGGGCTTTTAAACTTCTCTATGATAATTGCGGTGCTTTCCGTGAATTTGTGGACAATTTTGTGCAAAATATAAAGCAGTTTTTTCAAAATTTGTGGAACGGCATTGTATCCATATTCCAGGGTGTGGGCCAGTGGTTTATTGCGAGATTTACGGAAGCCTATAACGGTGTGACGGGTGTATTTGCGACAATCGGCCAGTGGTTCGGTGCCCGGTGGCAGGATATAAAGAACGCCCTGGCAACGGTGGCGTCCTGGTTCCTTACCATGTTTACCAACGCCTACACCAACGTGAAAAACGTCTTTGCCTTAATCGGCCAGTGGTTCGGTGCAAGGTGGCAGGATATAAAGAACGCCCTGGCAACGGTGGCGTCATGGTTCCTTACCATGTTTACCAACGCCTACACCAATGTGAAAAATGTTTTCTCTGCAATCGGTTCCTGGTTCGGTGCAAGGTGGACGGAAATAAAAACCGCCCTTTCCGCCGTCCCGTCCTGGTTCGGTACGCAGTTTCAAAACGCATGGACAAATATTAAAAACGCCTTTGCCAATGTGACTTCTTTCTTTTCCGGCTTGTGGAAAAAAATCAAAGGCTGTTTTGTAGATGTGGGCGTAAAAATCGGTTCGGCGGTTGGGGACGCTTTTAAATCAGCAATAAACAGTTGTCTTTCTACCATAGAGGGCGTTGTAAATAAGTTTATCGGAATGATAAATGGTGTTATTGATGTAATCAACGAGATACCGGGCGTTTCACTGGGAAAGATAGGCACGCTTTCTTTGCCGAGACTGGCAAAAGGCGGCGTATTGAAAGAGGGCACCGCCATGGTAGCGGAAGCAGGCCCGGAACTTCTTAGCATGGTAAACGGAAAGGCAGTTGTAACGCCGCTTTCCGGCAGTGCAAAGAACCAGGCCATGGAAAACGCAGAAAAAGGCGGCGGTGGGTATGTTCAGAATGTGAACATCACAAGCCCCAAGGCATTAAGCCCGTATGAGATAGCGAGACAGACCAGGTTACAGACAAGAAGCATGATTTTGGCAGTACAAAGGGGGTAAGGGAAAATGTCAGACATTAAAGTGGTTTGCACCAGTGACAAAAACGTGTCCCTTACCTTTACCTGGGACGATTTTACGCCGTTCCACCTGGTAGATATTGAGGGGATTTACGGCATTGAAAGCAACGTGGTAACAAGCGAGAACACAACCACGGACGGCAGCACCTACCAGGGAGCCACCGCAAAGGAAAGAAATATTGTCATTACCGTGGAAATGGATAGCAATTACAAAGAAAACCGCAATCTTTTATACCGCACATTCCCCATAAAGCGGACGGGAACAATGCAGTACATAGAGGACGGCGAAGCCAAGGCAATAGAATATGAGGTTGAAAGTGTCATACCGGGAGCCACAACGGGCGTGGTGCGTGATTATACCATTTCCCTTAAATGTACAGACCCGTATTTTAAGGACTTGGCAGACATTGAAGTGGTTATGGCGTCATGGGTAAGTGATTTCTATTTTCCGGCGTGCTTCCCGGAAGAGGGCCGCATATTTGGACACCGTGAAGCGGATTTGGTAAAGGAGATTGAAAACGAGAGCGGAGCGGACAACATAGGTATTGTGGTTATATTCCGGGCGGACGGAGCCGTGAAGAACCCGGCCATTTACCACACGGAAAGTGGAGAATTTACCAAGGTTGGATATTTGGACAATGATTTTATCATGTCATCCGGTCAGTATGTGATTATAAATACCTACACCGGGAAGAAAAACGCCTACCTTTTGGACGGCGTGACCCAGGCGGAGATTGAGAACCACAAAGACAACTACGGGGTCATTGACTGGGACACCGTTATTGAAAAATACGGGACGGTAATAAACGAATATCTGGACGAGGACGGGGAATTTATCCAGTTGCAGGACGGAACCAATACATTGACATACACGGCGGACGAGGGCACCAATTACCTTTCCGTGTCGGTATATTACAGAATTTCATATTTGGGGGTGTGATTATGGAAATACACGTTTATGACCGGAACCTTAGACGCCTGGGGCATATCGAAAATCACACGTCTTTACAGTGGCACCGAAAATATTACGAATGTGGCACATTTGAGTTACATTGTCCGGTAACGGCGGAAAATTTACGGCTATTGCAACCGGGGAACATTATAACCAAGGGGGACAACAAGCAGGAAGCCGCCGTGATACGTGGGGACCAGGCGGAAGAGGAAAGCACCCTGGTAAATGAGATTACCAGGAACGGCTTTTTTCTTCCCGTCTACCTGGGGGACCGGTTGACGGGTCCGCAGTTTAATTTTAACGGAACCGTGGAAGCGGCCATGCACTACATGATTGGACGCATGGAGCAAATACCGCTTTTACAGATTGGGACCACGACCGGGGACACCACAAAAGTGCAATTCCAGGCAACTTATAAGAATGTCCTGGAATACTTCACGAAGTTGGCGAAGTTTGCAGAGATAGGTTTCCGTATTGTGCCGGACTTCAAAAAAAAGACCATGACCTTTGAAACTTACAAAGGTGTGGACCGCACCCAGGCACAAGGGGAAAATCCCAGGGTCATATTTTCAGAGAGTTACGACAATCTAAACCAGGCAAAACATAATTACAGTGACGCAACCTATAAGACCAAGGTAATTGTGGGCGGAGCCGGGGACGGCCTGGCCCGTATCTTTGTAACCGTGGGCGGCGGAACCGGGTTTGATTTACGGGAAGTGTTTCTGGACGCAAAGGACATAAACAAAGAAGCCCTTACGGACGCCGAGTATTTAGAAGCCCTTAAAACAAGGGGGCAGGAGTTTCTTAACGAAAACAAGATATTTGAAAACTTTGAAGCGGAAGCGGAAGCAGATGTAAATTTTACCTACGGAAAAGACTATGACCTGGGGGACGTTGTGACCGTAAAGAAGAAAAAGTGGAACACCGCACAGAACCTTAGAATTACGGAACTTTGCGAGGTTTACGAATATGGGGGTATGTATGTGGTGCCTACTTTTGGGGACGCCCTACCCACAACAATAAAATGGGACGAATAGAGGAAAGGAGAGGAAAAAGACCATGGCAGTAAGAGGATTTTTTTACAATGCTACCAACCTAAATGATAAAGAGCATATGTATAACGGCCAGGACATGAACGAGGACAAAGCCCCGTTCTATAAAGAGGGCGTTGCATACGGTCATTTGCAAGTGACGGCACCGGGCGGCACCATGGAAGTGACAGTGGACGGCGGAACCCGGACCGGGTACGCATATATCAATTTACATACTATCCACAATACCGCACCGTTGACCCTTACATTGAGCCAGGCAAGCGGAACGCTTCCAAGGATTGACCGCATTGTATTAAGGAATGACGAAACCGAAAGAAAGCCGAGTATTTACGTCTTAGAGGGTGCTTTTTCAAGCAATCCGCAGGCCCCGGAACTGGTTAATAATGATGTTATCCAGGAAAAGAGCCTGGCCCGTGTCTATGTGGCCGCCGGAGCGGTTGAGATTACCCAGGCAGACATTACAGACGAAAGGCCGGACAAGACGGTTTGCGGCTTTATCGGCTCACAGTTTGAAGAACTGGACTTTTCCCAGTGGTCCGCCCAGTTTAACAAATGGTTTTCAAGCGAGAAAAAGGCGGTGGAAAAAGACCATGCCGCTTTCATCAAAGAGTACACCGCTATGGTGCAACAGTTTCAAACGGAACGGACGGCACAGTGGGACGAATGGTTTGCGGCAAAGCAGGAGCAGCTTGCCGGGGACGTGGCCGGAAAATTGCAGTTGCAAATTGACGGATTAAGAACCAAGGTTCACAACATGGCCCACAAAGTAAATGTTGACTACTTACTGGAAACAATCCAGGCGGCGGTCACGGTAACGCTCACGAACATTACAACGGGAACGGTGCAGACGGCAGCAATCACAGAAAGCGGCATAGGCTTTTACATCACGGAAGCCGGGGACTATACCCTGGAAACCAATATGGAAAGCGTTATGGTAACGCCAAAGCGGCTTTCCATAGATTATATGGACCTTATGCACACAACCACGGTTTCCTTGCGTGAGGGCACCAATATGGCCTATATCGGCAATTACATGGGAACGTATTTATTAAAAGAAAGTGAGGTATAACACATGAAAGGATTTCCTAAAGTAATCAAAACCAAGTCCGACCTGGTAAACACCTTTAAACTGGTGCAGAAAAAGAAATTGAAAAAGGAAGATTGGTTGGCAGCAGTTGAAAAACTGGAAAATCAGAACTGGATTATGTGCCCGGTCATTGAACTGTCAGAGGACAGAAAGACGGTAAAAATTATGTTTTGTGCAGAGGTGGCAGCAGGGCAGAAAATCAAGAATGGAGCCGTTTACCCTACCGTCCAGACCGTTGAAACGGTAGAAGTGGAGAAAGATACCACCGAAGCGGAAAACGCCGCCACAGAGGGCCAGGAAGCCGCCACAGAGGGCACCACGGCAGCAGGGCAGAACAACACAATTTCTTTTACGGTGCTTACCCTTTCAAAAGCCGTAAACATTGGCACGGTAACAATCGGTATTCCGGCAGCGGTTACGTTCTATGACCGTATGGGTATCACGGAAGAGGAAGTGGAAGAAATGAAAGGAGCGTTGGCATAATGAGCAGACTTTTTATTTATGACGAGAACATGACGGACGAGCGGGCCAAAATCACGGTTGCAAAAATGGCGGCCATTTCCGACATTGTGGCACCGGAAAAAGAGTATATCCAGTACAGTGCCCAGGGAGCCGTCACAATTATGGCCGGGTGCGTCATTGCGGTAGGGGAAAACGCAGTATTTAAAACGGCAGAAACCGTACTTACAAAAGCAAATTTGGACCAGGGAAGCGATTTTGTACACGGTTCGGACTATTACATTTACATTTGTGACCCTGGGACGGACGCCCAGGACGAACTTTATTTGATTTCCTTAAATTCTTCCTGGCCGGACGGGGACGCCTGGGACGATACAAATACCCGTAAAATCGGCGGTTTCCATTATGGCCGTGTAAGAAATACGGACGATTACGGGCGTGCGGTCAATGCGTCCGGGTCCGTAAGGGGCAGCGGTTGGGAGAGCAACACCCGTGTGGATATTCTGCCTAACAGTGTATGGACCACAAAGCACCGTCCGAAATGCGACCCGTCCGGTACGGTGTACCTGGGGAACGCATTATGGGGAGACATTTACCTTTCCAGTGATGACGGGGCAAATGGTTTACAATCCGTGTATGGCGGCACGCCGATAACCGGAACCGAGGGCCTTAACTGGTATATTGCAGGAGAACGGGCCAGACGTGTAGGGAAACGCTTGCCGGATTACATGGAATTTACCGTGGCAGCAGACGGAAGCCCCCAGGGCCTTGACGCTTCCAACGCCAACGGACATACGGCCACCACAAACAAGGCAAGAACCGCAGTTGGAAAGATTGCCAACGCCATAAGTGCTTTAAATATTTGTGACCTGGTGGGTAATGTGTGGAAGTGGCTTAATGAACTTTTGCACGACCCAACGGCGGCAAGTGCGGCATGGTATGACGTTTTCGGTGGCGGTTACGGCCAGGCGTATATGTATTCAAGCACTGGCTTGCACGCCCTCATTGGCGGCGGCGGCTGGAGCAGCGGCGTGCATTGCGGCTCCCGGACGGTGTATTGCGGCGATTACCCGTGGTACGTGGGCGCGAACATTGGCGTGTGGTGCGTGTGTGACAGTCTGTAATCCCGTAGGGGTGGGCGAAAGCCCAACCCCTACAACGAAGAGGAAAAGAAGTAATGGCAGAAGAAAAAGAACCGGAACAAATAGACGCCTACATGGGCACTATGGAATTGTACCAAAAAATTTATGATTTTCTTTTATACATTTACCCTATCCTGGCCCAGTTTCCGAAATTTGAAAAGTTTGCATTGCAGACGCAGATTAAGACGGCAATATTTGAAATGCTAAAGGACGTAATCCGTTTCAAGAAAACGGGTACGAAAAGCCATATTTATGCGGCGGACGTGGAATTGCAGCAGATTAAAACATTGATACGTCTATCCTACGATTTGCAGTATAAAGCAATAAGCAAGCACCGCTATGAGGTCATCAGCCGCCACACCAGGGCAATAGGCGGCACCATGAACGGCGTCATTGAAGCGGTAAAGACCGGAACCTGGAAACCGGATAAGTAAGTGATTTGGGGAAACTGTTAATTCGCACCTGGCCTTTCCTGGCTTGCACGCCCTCATTGGCGGCGGCAACTGGAACAACGGCGTGCATTGCGGCTCCCGGACGGTGAATTGCAACAATTACCCGTGGAACGTGAACACGAACATTGGCGTGTGG